ATGAATAATTGTTGGGAGTGGCATGTTTATCTTGTTTTTGTATCTTGATCACCCCTTTTTGGGTTTACTTTATTTTTATCTCTGGTTCTACGTGCTGATTGATTTTTATCATCTTGGCGTTGGCGTTTCTTAGCTGCTTCCTGGATATCTCCGTCTATACCATCCAAGGGAACTCTTGGTTCATTTTCTGCAGGAGAGTCGTATCCTAACTCCCAAGCATACTGTTGCTGAGATATAATACCTGCAGCATACAAAGTATTTAGGTACTGAACTTGATATTGACGAGCTTGTTGAATTTTAACGTCATCAGAAATTGTAGAGGGTTTCCAAGTTATAGTAATACCTTTAGAATTGAAGCCTGCTAACAGTAGCTCTAATTCGTAAATACGTATAAGAGCATAACTAACCATCTCCTGAATGTAATGTAGTTGAGATATCATCTTAGATAGAGATATACCTGCACTACCTTCAGAAGAAGAACTATTTACGCCGATAATAGTACCGTTTACTCCCAGACCATTAGCTACTGATTGCTGATTGATTTGCCAGGGCTTTTCAACATTACCCATGTCTTTAGTAGTTGAATTCATCTTGAATTCGTGGTCATCTTTATAACCAACTACTACGCCATCCTTCAAACCGTCTTTAATATTCCTCTTAAGATCTCTCAGAGTTTTGTTTAGTCTGTGACGATATGCTTCTACACTTTCACTACCACGTTGAGTGGGTTTTTCCATCAAAGCTTCAAAGAAACCAACCATACCACATAACTCCATGATATGTTTCATGTTAACCTGCATATCACTTTGTGATTTAAGTGAATCCAATGCAGCCATGAAGGGAGGGATTCCATAGGGTTCATCGGTGTCATTGTAAGTACTAACATAAATGAAAGTTTCTGGGTTAAGCTTGATGTAATCTTGCTTAGCAGAAGCTTTCTGGGTATATGTCAGTTTCTGATATGGCTCATAAGTTCCATTATTACTACGATGAAACTTAATGTTCTCTGGTTTGAGAAATAATATGGTTGACAGTCCATCTATCTTCTCATTGGGTACTGCTTCAATGGATATAGCACCTCCAATAAAGCTTTGGACCATCATTCTAGTAATCAAACCATCAATTCCGGATGTATAGGCAGACCATTTTCGAGAAACCTTAAGAAGGTGATCCCTCATTTTATCTGCCTCATCATCGGTATTATTAGGGAAGCTTATTTTATGACCCGTGTTAGCAAGTTTAAACATGTCCTGTAAAGCAATGCCAACATCAGGATTAACCTTGTATAAATCTCTGATAAGAGGTATTACTTCAGTACGAAAGGACGGAGTAACCATACGAGTCATATCCTTTAAGGAATATAACAACGTATCATTTACGTCGTCCTCTGGTTGTGATACTCGCCCAGGAACCATTGAAGCAGGCTTCTCTGTAACCGTTGCTTTGGGTTCAATCTTCTTCTCTTTCTTCCGATTGAACCACGATGTAAATGGGTTGTTCATTTGGGTTGTATAATTATTTGTGAGTTTCCTTTTCGTATGTGGTTGCAGATGGCTTTACCAAAAATATCATCATCAGAGTAAGCTTCACCTTCTAAATCGATATCAACGGTAGAAGTTTGGTTTTTATGTTTGCCCATAGCAACTGGTCTACCTAAACTATCATAAATGAAGGTATAAGCTTCTTGTACAAAGAATGGATCCTTTACAATAATATTCTCTTCTCGTATATCACGTTCTAGAGCTTCTATAATTACGGATCTATTCTTATTAGTAGTTAACCATCCGGGACTCTTATCAACCTCTGGACGGCTCTTACCTTTCTTTTTAAGAAGCTTTTGATAATAATATAAATTTGGATATCCCTCATTCTGTAAAAATGAGGTAACTGCTAATCCCACATCATTAGATTCTGGAGCAATAACTGCATTGTTAAATAACAAGCCAGTATCACCGAGTAATCTAGCATATTTATCTACAGATAGTCTCCCCTTGTATACCACTTGTTCTTCGCCTGACTTATCCATACAAGTAAATGAAGAGTAGTCATTTGAACGACCAGTTGCAACGTCAGCACCAATAAAATAATCTTTAGTAGGATCAGGTTCAAGATATTGCCTATATTGACCATTAAAACGTTTCTTGATTACTGGGTATTCAGAAAGCATATCCTCAATGGCCTTGATATCAGCCAGATCAAAGACTGAACTACCAGAGCTAAGGAAGTCACCATCTATCTCTTGTGCAGTTCTCTTTGGACCCAGAGCAGTAGACATCTCTCTATACCAGTCATCATCTCGTTCTGGGTGCATTCTCCAATATAATCGTATGGGATTAAAAGGGTTAGCTCGATTAATAGCATCTACCCAAGTAGAATGGTAGAATCCACCAATACCATAGGGAGTAGAGTTTATGATAGCAGAGCCACCAGTAGAAAGTGTTGGCATGGCAGCTGCCCAAATCTGAGCTGCCCATCTAACTACTGCAGCCTCATCAATAACCAACAAAGAAAGAGATTCTGAACGACCTGCTTCTGAAGAGGTGGGGATTGATTCTATGAATGAACCATTATTGAATTCCATCATAGAAGCTCCACCATACTCGCCTGAACGTCCATTGATAATGGGAGTTTGTAAGTATGATGGAAGGTTCTTATACATGAATTTTATTTTCTTAAGTACCTTCTTAGCAATGGTATCTTTAATGGATATAATGTTAACCTTCTTATTAGGATGGTACATAGTTAACCATAAGCAATACATAGATATTAACTCTGTGATACCTGCTTGACGGAACTTGAGGATAATATTAAACCTTTCTTTTACGAATTGATAAAGTGTAGCTTTCTGAAAGTCATAAAGGTTGAATGGTACTCTACCTCGTACTGGGTGTACCACTTTACAGAAAGTACTGAAGTAGAAAGGGTCTTTAACTACTTGAGCTAAGACTTTTAGTTCTTCTCCAGTTATGTATTGTGGAGGTGGTAATTGTTTTGCCATATCAGAAATTATATCTTAAGCCAATACCAACATCAAATCCCTGAGCATCATGTCTGGGATAATAGAAGGTATTTAGATGTATAGAGTAAACCATTGATTTGAATTGGAGTTCTAGGCCTGCATTCAAATCCCAAAAATTATTGATTGGACGGTAGAAAGCTTCTGCGTATGGCTGAAATTTAACTTTGCTAGTACTGCTAATCTTTTCTGCAGTAAGTTTTCCTTGGTAGAAGGAATATTTATATTCTTGAGGAGATATTTGATATTCCTGTGAAAAGGTTATGCTGTCGTTATACTGAGTTACGGATAGTTTGTTTCGATTCAATAAAAAGCCCAGTATCTGTTGTTGTGATCCTGGGATGTTATCCGTACTGGAAAATGCAGACTGGTTTATATTGGTGCCGACTACCAAATCAGTTGCAGAGTCTTCCTTAAGTACTACTTCCGTTGATGACGAACAGCCTACTGGGTTTATTTGGTTTTGGTATATGGTTAGTGTCTTTGGTGTTACAGTATTTTTGAAGACTGGAGGAGTAACCTCTTTTATCTTGGTCGTATAGACAGTATCCGTTTTTGTAATTGGATGTGATTTAAGAAATTCTATGTCTTCATTGTAACTGTTTTTGAGTTGTTTGTTCGTGTTGTACAACTTAATAGTCGTGAAAGAGAAAATTAGGAGTACTAACACTAGTAAACCTTTTAGCAGAGAATTCTGGGTGTTTTGCGAAATGTTAATTTTCATAATTTCCTGGGTTTTAATTTCGAGTTTCCCTCTTCGTGTATATACATGCGCTTATACGCGCCCCAAGCTTTAGCTTGTAGATAGATATGTTTACTTGTAAACTATCTATCTGTTACGAGTTTACGAGTAACTTAGCAAATAGGATCTAGGATCTTTATATCTAGTTCATAAGTTTACATAAACTTATTCACCATAGTACTTAAAAATTCTATGGTGTAGACTAGAGGAAACTCTTGGTAATTATTAAAGTTAGTTAAATCGAATAATATAACTAAGATTGACATCAAGATAATATGAATTAGAGCTTGGTTAATCTTAGTTAAATCTTATTAAGCCAACATCTTTTAAACCAAATCCCAACTTGGTAAACCGAGCCCTTACAGAGTGTATACCTAGCCTTATTTAACCAATAGAGATAGGACTTTTCGTCTTCGGAATCAAGGCCATATATCAAAAATTTCTCAGGGAATCCCATCAGATTTTTCATATCGCCTATTGTAATTGGCCACCCATCTGGTCTAAACTGACGGTCTGCAGGTCTAACGGTTAGTGGAGCTTTATCCGATTCTAATCGATATACTCCCGGGAGAGTTGACATCTTTGCAGTTTTGATTGGCCATTTCTTTTCATTCTTGAAATCCTTGGTCCAAAGCTTATGTATCTCTCTTACGGTTAGGTTTTTCTTTTGTGGCAACAACCTATAATCATACATTGCTAATACTTTATTCTTTGGGATAGAACCAATGTCATTTTTAGGCTGCTCTAGAATATCTCTAGTAAGTTTTGGAGTATCTACCTTAAAAACTTTATTAAAATTATTTAGGTATTCTCTAGAAGTATTCTTATTTATACCCACAATTACCAAACGTTTCCTTGATACCTGAGAGTTACCAAAGTCTACTACTGATCTTTCATGGAACACCAATTTGTATTCAGGGAACAATTCCTGAAATTGAGATTGAGAAATAAAAGAGAGTAATCTTGGGAGGTTCTCTATAAGAAATACCCTCGGTTGGTACTTCTGTATACCTGCAATAACCAAGTTTATCGACTTATTTTCTTTTGGATCACCAAGGGTTTTCTTCAGGGACATCCTCATAATAGAAGATGCACCACAATCTGGAGAAGACATAATTATATCTACATCTTTAAAATCTCCTAAGTCATAGCCAGTTATTAAGGGAACTTCACCGAAGTTTAATCTCCACTGTTCTTTGTTTGGGTTTCTGAAGGCAGTTCTTGGTTCAATATTACCTAAAAGATGACGACGAAATGGGAATAATAAACCTCCACCACCTGCACAGATACCCAATACGTTATAATTAGAGGGTGTACCCATCTTTCTTTGCTTTTTCATAAGCTGTAGCTAATTTAGTGTCATATTTGTTCTGAGCATAGGCAGAACCATTATATTTTTTAGCAAATGATGCCCAGTTTTTACCTCTTAAAGCACTTAGACAACCAGATTTTTCGAAGAAAACCACGGCTAATTCGAACTGATCCTGTTGAGAATTGCTCATTTTGATAACGAAATCTGATACCGTTTTACATCCACACATAGCATAATTGAATCCCATTATCTGGAACATGCCCCAAGAAGCAGACATATTTGCACAGTATTCAGAAATTACCCGGGC